AAACTTTATTTTTATTAATTGCAAATAATGCTAATTAATGTAAATAAAATGCTAATTATGACACTAGAAGAATATAGAACAAAATATCAGCTTTCATTTACTCAATTAGCCAGGCAGATTGGGTTGCAAGATCTCAAAAATCCAACGCAAGAGATAAAAAGATATTGCCAGGGCAATACAATACCAAGAGCAGACCGCATGATCAAGATACGAGATAACACCAATGGAGAAGTAACTGCCAATGATTTCCTCAACGTATCTCGGTAATTTAGTCGTAATTCGCTGGATTGACGCAAAAGAGATTGATTATGGATGGCATTCAATTGAAACAATAAAAGAAATTAACTGCCCAGCTATACTGAGTGTTGGCTGGGTTGCACAAATTACTGATAATGAAATAAAAATATCAGCAGACATACCAACAGATAAAGAAGATGATGAGGCTGGGAGATCCCAAGCTATCCCCATTGGTTGTGTAGAAGATGTGCAAATTGTGGAGGGTTGGAATTGTTGGAACAAATAAAACCAAACCTGGATCAAGTTATTCCAAGTTATAAAAACAGACAACTGCCCCAGGGCAATTATTCTGATGAAGTTTATAGAACAGCTGCACGATTGAAACGAATATGCATGGAAAATTTATACACCTGGAAAACAATGGATGAGGACATTTTGGAAGAGGCGGCAAAATTGGTAAAAAATGCCCCTCGTTGATAAATGGAAATTAAATTTATTTGCCCAGGCAGATCCCAGGTTGTCAGCTGTTGCCAGGAGAGTGTTGTTTTTGTTGTGTAATTATTACAATGACAAGACCAGACAATGCAATCCATCCCAGCTGCGGATGTCCAGGGATATAGGAACTACCGACAGAAGTATTCGCAATGGGTTAAGAGATTTAATGCTGCATGGTTACATCAAAATTATTAAAAAAGGCAACGTAGGGTTTTCCACAATGTATGCCATTGACTTCAAGCTACAGGAAAAATTCTTCCAAGCTACAGGAAAAAACTTTCCAAAAGACCAGGAAGATATTTTCCTACGAACTAATTTAAGAACTTATTTAGAAGAAGAGGAAATCACAATTTTAAAAGGGGGGAAAAGTGGATAAGTCTTATTTGGATAGAATGATTAAGAATATAGCAAAGAATAGTAATGCTAATTATCTTGCTGTAAAGCAAGGAACTCACGCAGCAAGAGGAACAGATGATTGGATTATAGGGAATATGAAAAAAGCATTATCAACAGACACATTTATTACCTGGTTTAAAGTAATGAATGAAGGAAACTATAAACAAAAAGCAAAGGCAAGAAAGTATGCAAAGCATCTCCTCGGCATTGACTAAACCTAAAAGAAAAAGAAGAGATCGTATAGATTTTACAGATCTGATTAGATTATTTGATGATGCAGCAGAGACAGATAGATTAATGCCGCATTACTTGCGTAAGCAAAAGATGAGCAGTTGGGTTGATTATCCCGATGAAGTTACTTCGTATGGTTACACAAAGATTAATGACTTAATTCGTATTGTTCCAGAGCAAATACAGATAGATCGTTGGGAATTAGCAACGCAGATACTCATGGAGATTGAAGATATGAACATGAGAAAAGTTATCTGGGCAAAGGCAAAAGGTGCAACATGGGTATGGTTAGGAAAGAAAACAAAATTATCTCGTCAATGGATTAGAGAAAAATATTTGGAAGCTCTTATCATCACCGCTTATAGAATAAATAAAACTGTAAAGAAAAATATCAATAAACTTTACATTATTAACAAAATAACCTATGATTCTTAATATGATGGATTTAATTCCATCTTTTTTTTTGTCTAAATGGTAGGCAGACCTTCTAAGAAAATTCCTTGCGGAGCTAGACGCAAATATGATGGCAATCCTTGCCAGGCAAAAGCATTGGAAAGTGGTCGCTGTAAATATCATGGCGGTATGAGTACAGGTGCTAAAACTATTGAAGGCAAAAGAAAAGCATATGCAAATTTAAGACAGTATAAAAACAATGCCAACAAACTTGAAGAGTTACTTAGACAAGATCCTGGAACAGATACAGCTGGGGAACACATTGACCTCGATAACAAAGCAAAAGGGTTATCCTAGTTTATCTGCTGTTTACAAATGGATGAGAGAAAGCCAAGAGATTGCAGATAAGATTATGGCTGCAAGATCGGTAGGAGCTGCAACTCATTTGGATCATTGCTTTGATTTATTATCGCAAGATATTAAGCCGCAAGATGTTCAATGGAATAGGGAAAGATTACATCATTATCGATGGGCTGCATCTAAGCTCATTGGTGTTTATGGTGATAAGAGTAAGATCGAACAAGACAGCAACGTAACGTATAAGTTTATATGGGATGATGGTACTAAACAGGTAGAAGATAAGAACAAAGGGGCTTAGGTCGGTTTTTTGATAGGCAGAGTGAAAGCTCTCGCACACACGATATGAAGTCCGATGCTACCATAAATGCTACCATTCTTTTAGTTTTTGTTATGAGAATTGAAATGAACATCGCCTAGGTAATGCGTAAGTCTGGGAATTAATCCTGGTTTTACGATTTGGATTTTGTTTTTTCCTGGTTTTTGGTTGTTTTTTTGAAAATATGACAGCCCATATACCCAGAAAAATACTGTCCGCTGTTTATATATATATATCGGGAGATCAAAACATTGACGTACACAGACGAAAATAATTTTTACGCATCGTTAATTTATAACGAAAATACTAAAAAAATAACAATAGAGTTCACAGGCTTTAATACAGACTTAGAGGCAAAGAGCCTTTGTTATTTATTGATGGAGCAGTTTGGTATTAACAACATTAATGCTGAATTAGGCATTTCACAAACAATACACTAATGGAAAAGTTAATATCAATTCCATATACTCCAAGACCGCAGCAACAAGAGCTGCATAACCAATTAAACAAATACCGCTTTGGCGTGTGCGTCATGCACAGGCGAGGAGGCAAGTCCACGTTTGGCGTGAATCATTTAGTTAAGTTAGCCTTAACTACTGATAGAGAAAACTTTAGAGGAGCAATGTTTGCCCCGACAAGAGTACAAATAAAATTGATCTCTTGGGATATGATAAAAATGTACACCAGGGTAATACCTGGAATGAAGTACAACGAAACAGAATTAAGAGCAGATTTTCCTAATGGATCTCGAATACAATTGTTCGGGGCAGAAAATCCAGATAGTGCCAGGGGGCAGTTCTTTGATTATGTATTCTGTGATGAGTATGCACAGATGGATGAAAGAATGTTCCCCGAAATAATTAGACCAGCTATCGCTGATCGTAAGGGCGGTGTTTGTTTTATTGGAACGCCAAACGGGATGGATGCTTTTTACGATTTATTTGAAAAAGCAAAAGTAGATCCCGAGTGGTTTACTGTTACCTGGAAAGTATCAGAAACTAAACTGGTAGATCAAAAGGAATTGGATCAGATGCGTAAGCTGATGACACCAGATCAGTATGACCAGGAAATGGAATGTTCATGGATGGCTAACCGAAGTGGTGCTATCTTTGCAAAGTTTGTCCAGGAGATAGAAGAGAAGAAACATATTACAAGAGTACCTTATGATCCAGGATATCCAGTAGATGTCTATTTTGATTTAGGGATCTCGGATAAATGTTGTTTAATTTTTATCCAACAGATTGGAAGAAGTTTTAATATTATTGATACCTATTCCAATAACAATGAAGGCTTAGATCACTATGCCCAGGTTGTAAGAGAACGAGATTATTTTTATAGGAATTTTATTTTTCCTCACGACATTGAAACACGAGAGATGTCCACAGGAAAATCAAGAAAAGAGTATGCATATAGTTTGGGGCTTAGACCTGTAAAGGTTTGTCCTAAGTTACCCAAGGAGGATCAGATCCATGCAGCACAACTTTTTTTGAGTAAATGTTGGTTTGATTTAGAAAACTCCAAGCCGCTGTTAGATTCGCTTAAATGGTATCACCGAAAGTATTTAGATAAACAACGTACCTATTCTAAGCCTGTCCACGATTGGAGTTCACACTATTGCGACAGCTTTATGACCGCAGCTGTGGCGACACAAGAAATGGATTTGAATGATGCAAGACCAAAACAATTTGCAGCAGATAATGACTACAACCCTTTAGGAGCATAACATGGGATTTTTACGACCAAAGAAACCACCACCCCCGCCACCGCCACCACCACGCCCACCCGTACCAAATGCAACGCCAACGTATTCACAAAGAGCAACAGCATCCAGAACAATACAAGCAAGTAATGCCAATAAAATTGAAACAGTTTTAACAGGGCAACAAGGTTTGATGGATGATCCTAATGTTGTTTATAAGAAAAAGTTAGGTCAATAAAATGGGGCAAACAACAGCGGGAAAAAACAAAAGAGAGAATGAACGTAAAGATAATGTATCGGCTGTTACTTCTGCGGGTAATCAAGAAATGGAAAAACAAATGGCTGCGGGTAATACAATGTATGGTGGTGCAGTATCACAAGCAATGAATGAAAAATTAGTTGATGAAAAATTGGCTAAAGTAGGAAGTTACTTTATTCAAGATGGAGGTAACTTTATTCGCACCGATCAAGCTGGATATACTGCGGCAAGAAAAGCGGGAAAGAAAGTTAGTAAGTCATACATAACAGGATCTAAAGGAGCAGCTGCTAAATTTGGTAGTGATGGATATTCAACAGCAATGGGAACAGGTAATCCAAGTGGAGCATTAGGATCTGTGCCTATTTCAAAAGATATGTTGCAATCACAAAATAAAATGAAGGGTTTGATGGTAGGGGCTTTATCTTTAGGGATGCC